TAATCGCCATTATAATTTCTGCTGTTGTCATAGGCTCTCCTTGTCATTTCCAGGTTCTGGAGTACCATTATCGGCTAATACTTTTTTACGTAATGCCTTTACTTCGGTACTATAAATTGTATTAGTAGCGCCGAGGTTAATGTACCATTCGGCAACAGAATATCTAATAAGTATGTCTTTAGTGATATTAGATTTATTCGGAGCTATTTGACCGTTAACTATATTGTAGTTATTTACAATGCTAATATGGTAAGGATATACTTCGATATTCTTTTCTTTAAGGCCGTCGGCATTAACTACGTAATTAATACCGACAAAAACAGCGTACGTATCTTTATCGACAGTAATGATATACATATAATTACCCATCGGTAAAGATGTATACCAATCAGTCGATATATATAATTTTGTACCAACTTTATCGGTCGTTACTCTTGTGGAATGAAAGCATTGGTCGATAGGATCTAAGGCTATTTTCGATACAGTCCTACTATCATTATCTATACTTAAACTAATAAAACCAGCCGCCATATTAGCTTGAGCCTGTGATGCGAAAATAAACATTGTCGAGTCTATTGGCATAACCTCTATCGGTTTATCAGTAATATCTGCCGTTTGAAATTGTTGAGGTTTAGCCGATGCATTAATAAAATCTTTAGTGTTATTAAAACTAACGACTATATTTGGTTTATATGGAGTACCTTTTAAGTATACGGCCGTACGGTCTAATAATGGTTTATTCTGAAACGGTTTTAAATAGTTATAACTATTAACGTCGGTAAAGACAACTTCCTTCTTAGGCTTATCGTTAAAGTCATAGATAAACTTATAATTATCGTTATGTGCATCTGAAGAAATATTAACGTCTTCGTGTGTTTCGTTATATACGGCTAACGATTCTTTATTCTTAAAAAAAGTACCGTTAACGATATGAAAATCTTGTTCGACTCTAGCACGTAATGAATTAGACTCGTTATATACGCCGCCACCCATCTCAGTAAGCTGTTTAATATCAATATCAGTAAAGTCTCGTACATTACTGCGGACTAATACACGTTCCTTACCGTCTTCTAGTCGCATACGATTAATCATATACCAATCGGGTTCGCCAGTGCTAATCTGTTTAATCTCGTCAGCAAATTTGCTTAATTTACCTTCCGAGGTTACACCTTTAGCTGTAATAGCTTCTTTAATAGCTTTTTTCTTAGTCTGAATACTATTCACTTCATTAATTAAATCTTGTATTGCCATATAGTATTCTCCTTAATTATTAACGTTTCTTAATGCTGTTAAGAGTGAATTCATATCGTTATTATATTGGCTAGTCGTTACATAATTACTTAATGCATTTTTAGGCGCGTATAACTGATCGGCCTTAAATTGGTTAAGGACTTCACGACCATTAAGATAGGCTACGGAAGGATATACCGTAAGAATAGGCTGGTTAGCTTTATTCTTAATAACGAGGTTTGTCGGGTTAGACTCAAAGATATGGTTAGCTAAGGTAAGACCGGCAGTCTTACTAATATTAATCGTACCGGTTACGTTATTATCACCAGCCTTAGATACATAAGCATCGTTAGCTTGAGTAAGCGTTAAAGCATTGCCGATATCTGTTTTCTTAGCATATATAGTGTTAGCATCTGTTTTAGATAAATAAGTATTATTAGCGTTAGCTGTCGTTACATAGTTAGATAAAGTAGAGCTTGCCGCGTAACCACTTAAATCAGTTTTCTTAGCATATGTACTAGCCGCATCTGTTTTATTTAAATAAGTAGTAGATGCATTAGAAGTCGTTAAATAATTGCTTAGACTAGCTGTTGTTGCATAAGAATTTAATGCTGTTCTTAATGCATAGTCGCCGATCGGAGCATATAACGTATTAGCTTTATCTTGTGTAAGTAAAGACTTATCGTTATGTGTAATCGCATCGGCATCAAAGGCAAACACATTCTTATTATCTGCATTTTTAAATAAAATACGATTATTTTCGGATACAACGTTGTAGCCATTAAGCTTAATAGGCGTATTGTTAGTAAACGTATATTGACCTGTAAGAGTCGTATTCTCGGTTTTCTTAACAAAAGGAGTTAAATCAATATTTTCAGCAGTGCCAGGAGGTCCTTGAATACCTTGTGGACCACGAGGACCTGGATCGCCTTTGTCGCCTTTAGGACCTTTTAAATTGCCTAGTAAAAATTTAGCCATATTATATACGCTCCTTATAACTAATATCGACATATAAGTCGCCATTTTCTTCGAGAGTAAAAGCAATTTCTGGAGTCAAACCGCCCTTACCTTGTGGACCGATTGGACCAGCTATACCTTGAATACCTTGAGCACCTTGTAAGCCTTGTGGACCTCTTAATGCTTCTAACTGCGTTTGAGTAAAATCACTATATACAAATGCTCGACCGACAGGACCTTGTGGACCAGTTTCGCCACGAACACCTTGCTCACCACGAGGACCTTGTGCCCCTATAGGACCAGTATCACCTTTAGGGCCTTTGAGGCTATTAAGTTGAGATGAACTGAAGTCAGAGTACTTAAAGGCGTCACCTTTGTCGCCCTTCGGGCCAGTTTCACCTTTGTCGCCTTTAGGGCCGCGCAAGGCGCTTAACTGATCTGCTGTAAAGTCGGTATAGGCAAACGGTTTACCTTGCGGACCTTGTAAGCCACGAGGCCCTTGTATACCTTGTGCACCGCTTAAGTCAACTAAGAAGGTTAAGCCGCCTAATTCTTTTACATACACCTTAGCGTTATCTTCATTATTAGTATCGGCATTAATTAAAGCTAATTTACCGATTGGAATATTATCGACATCGGCTTTCATAGCTTCAACGGAAGAATAGGACTTATAAATGGCAAATGGTTCGCCACGATCGCCCTTCGGACCAGCTTCACCTTTTTCACCTTGGTCGCCTTTAGGGCCGATAATACCACGTTCGCCTTGTGGGCCTTGAGGACCGACAAGAGCTTTTAATTGTGCTTCCGTAAAGTCTTCGTAAGTAAATGCATCGCCCTTCGGGCCAGCTGGACCGACAGGACCTTGTGGACCTTTATCGCCCTTTGGGCCTTCTGGACCAGTTAGACCAGGAATACCTTGTGGACCAATAGGACCACGTTCACCTTGTACGCCACGTTGACCTTCTGGACCTTGTAAACCACGAGGACCTTCTGGACCGATATTACCTTTATCGCCTTTCGGACCCTTAATAGATTCAAGTTGTTCTGTCGTAAAATCACTAAATTTAAAAGCATCGCCCTTCGGGCCGGCTGGACCTTGAATACCTTGTTCGCCTTTAGGACCAACTTCACCACGAATGCCTTGTTCGCCTTGAATACCTTGTGGACCACGGATATTTAATACTTCAACGAGTACGCCATTATCCTTTTGATAAATATGACCATCTGTGATAGCTACAAATTCATCTTCTAAGATATTGTCAGTATCAGCATTCATTTTTTCTACAGTAGAATACGTATGGCTAATCGTAAATGATTTACCATCTTTACCTTGAATACCACGAGGACCTTGTTCACCACGAATACCTTGTACGCCTTGTACACCTTGTTCGCCTTTAGGACCTTGTGGACCGATATCACCTTTAGGACCTACATCGCCTTTTTCGCCTTTTTCACCTTTAGGACCAGTTAAACCTTGTGGACCAGTATAACCAGTTTCACCACGAGGTCCTTTAATTTTTAATAATTCTTCTGGTGATAAGTCAGATAATGTAAAAGTATCACCTTTGTCGCCCTTAGCACCTTTTAATGATGCTAACCATTCATCGACGGTACCAGTAAAACCTTCTTGTTTAGCAATTTCATAAGCAGATAAGCCACGAATTTCTTTTAATGCTTCTTTGGATAAGACGATATTCTTATTTTGACCACGATTTATTTTAATCATAGACTCACACCAGCCTTAATTGTCATATCACCATAACAAATCACTTCATCTTTTTCATTGTGAGCGAGGCGTACATCATAATAGAATGTTTCTTCTTGAATATTATCGTAGCTAAACATAATAGAAGATGTATCTTCGCTATTAATTAATAAGTCGATGCAGTTTGTATCAGCATTAAATGTAGGCATAAAAGAAAGTACGACACCGCCTTGTGGCGAATTACGTCGTACTTTACATGTGATATTGCCTTCTATATATCTGATAATTTCTTTTGTACTGTCATCTTCGACTTGAATATTGAACACATGGTCATGTCCTTGATATACATCGAGATGTAGATAAGGAATACCAGCGAATTTAATTTGATTCATAAGAAGCTCCTTTATTGGTTATTATCGCTATATGGCTTATATGTAACACCATAGATTTCGATAATACCGCAATTTTGCCACCATGTTTGCCAAATCAATTCAGTCGAAGGATTAATGTTAGCACCATATTCTGGTGGTCTATTAAATGGAAGCAAATTCCAGCCTATATCTTCATGGAACAAACTTACGTTGGAGCCACTTACAAATTGATAATCAAGAAGCCATGTTGGAATAATTCGTGGCGGTTGTTGAAAACCATCATCGTTACATCGCCTAATTAAGATAGCGTCGAAATTACGATACGATTGTTTCATAACGATAGTACCATTTCCAGGTGATTTGTATTTTTGAGTCAATAACCCCATATCACCACCGTAGGCTTTTTCTTTACCGCCAGTATGGTTAACAGTTATATTTCGTACGTCATTTCCACCATTATCTATTTTCATTTGCTCCCAATCGATTAACGGAGTAAGTTCTGGTCTAACACGCCAATTATTTTGTGTATATTGACCTAAGTCACTAAATACAACAAGTGGGTTAAAATCTGTCGTTTTATTTTTGCCGTACCAGCCAGGACGATTATAACAACATAAATTAGTTTCTGGTGTAAATTGTGGGTTACCGACGTCCAAATTAGTTTGACCATCAGTAGCGACACTGTCAGAAATGGTATGGAAGCCAGCACCAGCTTTACGTTTAATTTTGATACTAGTTGACGTTTCAAAATTTAAATCACCAGTCATTGTGTCACCGGCTTTTAGTATATAAGATGTATTAAGTTTTTGATTAACGTCATCAGCTAATTTAGCGAACGTAACTGCTTTGTCGGCTAGCTTCGGAGTCGTTACATTTAAGTCTTTAATTTTAGGAGTAGTAACAGAACCATCTGGATGGTCGATAGGGTTAGCTTCTTTATGCTTTTTAATAGCATCGCTACCATCGCCAATAGCTTTATCGATTTTATCCCAGTTTTCATTTCGAAGGTTTACGTCGTATTTTTCGTTTTCAGCTGGTTTTAATAGATTTAAGTTTTTTGTATAAGTAGCCATTATTTAGGTAAGACCTCCTGGTTTAATACAAAATGAGTAAATTGAGCGAGTTCTTTATGTGTATACCGAGCTAAGTCAATATGTCGGTTATATAATAAATCGACGTCGTATATTAGATTCATCGGAATTAAATCTTTAAGCAATTTAGATACAGCATCGCGTTGTTTTTTTACGCCTAACGATACTTTAAAGTGAACGTTATAATTCTTATAATCTTCGACAATACGATAGTTGCCTTCACCACAAATACCATTAAGAAGTTCGCGTAGCTTAATTTCGGTATAAGGACGTTGACCAGCAAGAGCTAATAAGATATTAAAGCGTCGGTCGTCGATCGTATCGTCGCTAGCCGGGATAATATCTAATATGGTTTCCCATTGCGTTAAGCCATGAGATTCAGCCGTCATAATAAACTGTTCTCTAAATATTTCGATCATCGTATTCCATAAGGCTTGCATTTCGATGCTTTCGACTCTGTATATTTCTTGCATTTCGCTAACGCTACCAGATACTGGTACAGCAAATTCGGATAAATCAATGATACGAGTATAATTATCAAATATAGTCATAGATTATCCTTTCGTTAATGTAACAGTACCGAGTTTAGGAATTTGATGAGGCTTTAAATCAAGGCGCTTAACAGTTTTGCCATTAATTTTAATATCGCCTACATCGACTACTTTATCTAAATCAACAGCTAAAGAAGTGACTACAGAAGTTCTAACCGTTAAGAATTGTTTCTCGTCTTGAGTGGTCCATTCTTTACGTCGAGCTTTTAAACGTTCTTCGATTTTCTTAGTTAATTCAGCTTGAATTTCACTAGGTTCATGACCAGCAGTCATAACGACAGGTATCTCGTAGTTAATAACGACTTCTTCGGCTGCTTCGACCGTAACGGTATGCCCGATCGGTGCTAAACCATAGCCCTTTCCTTGATTAGGAGTCGGATCAAATACATTCTGTACTTCTTTAACCAGCTCTTGCGATGGTTTATTGTATTCGTTATTTACAAAGACGACTTTAACAGTGCCACCACCATTCCAACAACGGTAAATTTTAGAACCACCAGTACCATTAACGGTTAATACTTTTTCTTTATAATCAGCACCATTACCACCGTAGGCTTTAGATTTTAATGCTCTAATATATCTTTCTCTGAAAGCTTCCGTATCTTCTTCATCTTG